CCTGATCCGTTGCGAGAAGTGCGTGTAATGGTGTCTCTGTAATTCCCGCCGTAACGTCGTGACCAAGTTTAACCCGCCACTGCCCGCCAAAGCCTCCCCCGGCTGTAGCTGTATCTGCGACTTGTTGTTGTGCTGCGTTCCACATATCGACTAGTGGTACATCGCCAGTCGCCCACCCATACCGTTCCATTGTTGTTTTGAAATTCGCACCAGAAAGCAATCCTAATTGGCTCGCACCACCTTTCGTAAAATCGTCAATGAACCGCAGAGCACTTGTTGCATGACGCGTAGAACTCTCTCCAACTTTCTTATCGGCCTCCGTCGCTTCTTTTGGAGCTTCTCGCTTCGCCTTCGCCGTGCCTAGGTTCCGCACATACGCGCTCATCGCTGCGTCGCCGCTGCCCGGCACTTTCGTCTCAGCCCCTTGGTACGTCATCTTCGCCGCCGCCGTCTCCTCCGGCGTGAGTTTGAACGGCGCGAGTTGCGCGTCGAGACTCGCGTCCCCTGCTTCTGCCGCGTCCATTCGCCGTTTCCGTCGCGACAGAATATCGGCTTCTTCGCCCGCCTTCCGCGACTCGTTCTCGGTCAGTCCTTTCCTTGCTATTAACTCGTCTACGCGCGGTCCTTGCAATGCTCGTGTTGCTGCCGCGCTCGCGTTCAGGTTCGATGTCTCCGCCTCGATATGTCCCGGCTGCGCCTGTTTAATCGCGAGTTCTGCCGCCGACATCTGCGGCTCTATTCCCGCCTTCACCCGCGCAATCTCAGTCTGGATCTTCGTCAGCCCCGCCCCCGCGAGCTTCTGCGTAATCGTCGCTTGTTGCTCCTGGAGCGCGTTCAGCTTCGCCAGCGTCTCGATCCCGCTGTTCCCGAACTTCTTGAATATCTCGCCGGGTTTCTTGTCCTCCGAGATACTCGTGTCACCTATGATCTGTGCGACGCCTTGCTGTAACTGGTTCTGTGCAAATGCGTTCGCGATCCCGCCAAGCGCACTCGCGATCCCTTTGCCGAGATCGCCCATTCGGGTGTCTTGGGGCAAGTTAATCGTCGGCATTACGCGGCCTCCTGCAACACGCCTTCAATGATCGCGCCGTAGTCCACAATCTTCACGCCGCCAATCTCTCGCACCGCGCGCGGCACACGTTTCTCCACGTCCTGCGCCATGACGCCGATACGTCGCTCCGGCGTGCCCTTATACCGGAACCGATACAGCGGAAACCCATCAACTGAGCCGACTTGCTCAATGTCCTCTTTCGCGCGACGGTCCGAGAGCCCTCCCAGCCACGTCGCGATGTTTGCGAGCGCGGACGTACCGCCTGCAGGCGCAGCTCCCAGCGTCCCGATCCCGCTGAACAGCCCTCCGAGCAGTCCTGTCGAGCCACCCGTCCCGACTGCGTTTGTGCTCTGCGTCGAGCCCGTCCCTCCAGCGATCAAGTCGGCGATCATCTGCTGGTACGGGGAGAACGTCGCCGTACTCAGCCCGATATTCGCGCCGAGTTCTGTCTGCGGCAGTGTCGCTGTCGTAGGCGCAAGCCCTAGCGCCGCGAGCACGTCTTTGAGCGCGTTGATGCTCGCGCCTTGGTTCGACACGCCCGCCGTCAGTCCCGCTCCCTGGTTCGCAGTCGCCGCCGACAGATCTGTCGCTTGGTTCGCGAGACCCGCCGCTAAGTCTGTCCGCTGGTTTGAGAGCAGTGCTTGCAGTGTCGCGTTCTGATTAGCAGCCGCCGCTGAGTACGCGAACTCAGAGCCCTTCTCGGCTAGCGTCCGCTCTAGGTCTGTCGCCGCGTTCTCACGAGCGTTCTTCGACCCACTCCCGTATGCGCCGCCCGCACTCCCCCCAAACTGCCCTGCGATACTCGGCAGTGTCCGTGTGAGGAAGTCGTTGGTGAGAGGTTCAACCACCCCTTTCGTGAACGCAGCCGTTGAGTCGATCAGAGGAGCATTGACGTTCGTGCCGGTCACGCTCGTCGGCGTCACTGTCCCTGCGGTCACGTTCGGAGCCGTAAACCCAAGCGCCCGTGTCAGTGCATCCGTCGAAGCTGCGTTGATCCCGCCCTGCGCGCCTGTCGGTCCTGCGCCCACGTTCATCGCTTGATTTTCGAGCGCCGCGAGTGAAGTCGATCCGAGCCCGAACCCCCCCTGCTGATACGGGAACGCGTTGGACAAGATCGACGACAGTGTGTCAAGGATCGGCTGTTGGGCCGGTGAGATCGTCGGTTGAGTCGAGAACGTCGCTTTCGGCGCGGAGCCGAACAGTGTCGAAGCCATCACGCTCTCCCGTTAGTGTGTGCCACGCCTCGGTCGAGGCTGTAGATGATGATGTCTTGGAGGACGCCGCCCGTGGCGTCGGGCGCACGTACAATCGCCCGTCGCAGTCGCGCCTCCTCGTGAAACCCAAGCAGTGCCGTCCCGTAGCGCGCAGCCTTATTGTCAGTCGGCACGAGCGCGATGATCTTTAGCACACCCCGGTCCCGGAACGTCAGTCCAATCGCGTACTGCACAATCGCCTTCGCGATCCGCCCACGGAACTGCGGGTGAAACCCTGCTGTAAGCTCGACCATCACCGTTGTCCGCGCGACAAACTGCACATACCCGACGATATGGCCGCGAAGCGTCCCCGCCAGTGTCCACACCGTCGGTTCGAGCATGTGCGCAACGAAGTCTACTTGCTCCGGCTGCGGCGACAGTGCATCTCTCACGGGCCAGTACAGCTCCGGCTGCCGCATGAACGCTTGCATAGCGAGCGGGTCGAACCGATCCGTCACCGCAAAGCCGTCCGTCCCCTCACTCATTTCACCACTCCGTCTCCGCGAGCGATACGACATCGACGTAGCGCAGTGTGAACGTTGGATCAGTGCTGCTAAGTCTCAATTGCAGTCGCGTTGAGACATGGTCGATGTACACGTTAGGCGCTGCAATCGCTGGTGCCATACCGAAGTCGAACGTGCCGACCGTCACCCACGTCGCGCCTTCGTCCTCCGACCTCTCGACGAGGACTCCTGCACCGGCGGCGACAACACTCGCTAACTCCCATCGCGAGAACTGATACCCGTCGCCGAGTTGTTTTGTCGTCAGCGTCCACGGGATTACCGCACCGTCGTCGGTCTGCGCCCGGTACTCGTACAGCGCGAGGGGACCGTCCGCCGTCGTCGGACTCAACGCGACTGACGGGATATTCTGGATCAGTGAGCGCGAGTCCCACGGCCGAGCCCACTGCGTCGAGTTCCACTGTCCCTTCGCCGTCGCCCACGTCGTCAGCGCAAATGGGAGCACGAGGTTCGCGGCGACGAACGACTGCGCGAACACACGCACCGCCCACGCGTTGTTCTCAAGCTGGACTCGCAGCATCTTATTCGGCGTCTTCGACAGTCCGGCTGGATAGAATACCCAAACTTCGTCCAGATCGGCGAGGAAGATCGTGAATAGTGTAACTCGAGCGGGCGTGTTAAAGTCGCCAGTCGGAGCGAGGAAACTGTTGAACACGCCGTCGCCGATGTTGTCGAGCGTGTAACCGCCCTGGTACGCGTAAATACCCGCGTGTCCAACGAACACATGCTCGCCTCCGACGTTGATGACTGCGCCTTGACTCTGCGCCCCTTCGAGCTGCGTCATATACTCCCAGAACAGTATCTCGTTCAACACGCCGAGGTACGACGCGCGCATGATGCTTTGCTCTCGGTACGCGATCATCCACGGCCCAAGTGACTCAAGCCGGAGTATGATGTCGTCCGTGTCGAGGAGATCGTAGATCGCCGCGATGCCCGTGGTCCAGTTCGCTGGGTTGCCAAGATCGCTCTGCCGAACTCGATGAGGTAGGTGCGTCCCCCCCTCTGTCGTGTTCGCGAGCAGCACCGTCTCGTGGAACACCGCAATCGCGCCGCACGTCGTCGTGCTCGGCAGGTCGGGCAACTTCGTCACAACACCTTGGAAGTAGTACGAGACCTCATCGACGCCGTTCGAGAAGATCACCCAATCATTGCCGGGGAAGACAACGACGCTGAGTTGGCTCTTCTGCGGATCGCCGTGCATCGTCGGCGACACGAACACGTCCGCACCGCTGGCAACCGTCCGGCCGACCGGCACCACGTCTGTCGTCGTAATGTCGAGTACACTGACGTTCGTGACCGTCGTGATGAGTTCCGAGCCGTCGTCGAGCGTGAGTCCGACAAGTGTGCCTGGCGTGATGTTCGCGACGTTGTCGAGAGAGAATACATTCGCGCCGGCACTGTACGGCCCCGCCGTCGTCGCTCTAATCGAGTCCTGCGACACCGGCTGCCACTGGAGCGTAGCCGAACTCCACGTATAGATCGCTTTCGTCGTGAAGAGAAGCAGGACGACCGAGCCGTCGTTGAAGAACACTTGGAACACGCCTTGCGAGACGCCGATGTAATCGCCGTTGTACGGGACATAACCCGTGTCAACTACCAGTCGTCCTGCTACGATATGCAGCCCCTCAATATCCACGCACTCGTTCGGCGCGAGGTCTTCGGGCGCTTTGTCAGTCCGCATCCCGCCGTTGAACAGCGGTAGACGTACTCGCGCCGGCGTCTCCTGCGCCGGTCTTAGTGTCGCTGCTGCTTTCTCGACAGGAAGTGATTGCACTAGCGCGCCTCAATTCGGAAAGTTAAGCATCAGTTCTTCCACTCCACCGCCGTAAAATTTCGAGGTGGCCGTAGCGGAGTATTGCACCGCTTGGGCGTAGTGAAGTCCGCTCCCAATCTTCCTCGCCCCAATGGTCACTGTTGCTCTCTGGTTGGCGGTAGACAACACTACTTCTGCGGCCGATCCGTTTGTGCCGAGGGTGTTGGTGTTGTCGAAGAAGGCACCAGCCAAGCCGTCGGTCAGAGTAGACGCGTTTGGGCCAATCGTAGCACGTAAGGTTGCCTCGGCCACAGCAATTCCCAGCCCGTCCAGGTAAGTGATCCTGTTCGACACCGAGTTGTCGAGCGGCTGATATGTGGCAGTGGCGTAGGTCCAGCTTGCCGTGCTGTCCATGCAGAGGGCGGTTAAGTTGACTTGGTTGTACGCGTTGTATAGGCCCAGCTTGTTGTTAGTGCCCCCGCCAGCCGATGCTGGATTTATTGTCATCTCAGTCTGACCGTTCGCGGTTATGTAGACCGAGCCGAGATAAGTTCCAGCGTTCGCTGCCACCGTACCGTAGTCCGTTGTCCCGCTCGCTCCGCCCCACGCGTGCGTGAGGGAGTTCTTGTTCGTCCACACACCGTTGGAGAGTTGAAGCTCAGTAGTGCCAGCGCCCGTCCCGCGGATCGTCGTCCCGTTCGTGCCTGTCTGCGTGCCAGTCGAGGTTCCAGTCGTATTGACGAGCGTGCCTGCCGCTGCGTTAGCAACAGTCGTCGAGATGTTGAATGTGTTCGCGGCCGGTGAGCGGCTGACAAAATATGTCGTACCCGCAGTAATTCCACTTGGCAGACCAGCTCCAGTAAATACGACCGGCGAGCCTTCAGACAGGCCGTGTGCGTTCCATGTAACAACGCAAGGCGTAGCAACAGTCGTCGTTACCGTCGCTGTGTTGATCCATGCTGGTCCGACTGCGATGACGAGCGTACCACTATTGCTGATCCCGAAGATGTCGTAGACATTGTTCGCGGCGACGTGCGGCACGCCCGCGTCAAGACCCATCGAGATTTCATCGGAGCCAATCGTGAGCAACGTACCGCCAACTAGCACTTTGTTGCCGATGAAGGTGTCGTAATAAATCGTCGTGGCCGCCGTCACATCAGCACGCATAACTGGTGTGCCAGTAGTCAAGGTGAGACGCCCCTGTGGCGCGACAAGCGTCGAAGCAGAGCCGCTTGACGCCGCTGTAATACGTCCCTGCTGATCGACGGTGAGATTGGCGTTGGTGTAGGAGGCAGGTGTAACAGCCGTGGCGGGCAGATCGGCCGCGACCATTGAGCGGAAGGTGGGGGTTACAGCACCGCCCGAGGGCGGCCCTGCGAAGATGAGGTTGGCCGTCTCTGTCGCCCATGTCACCGCGAGCGTGCCCGCAGTCGTGACCGGCGAACCTGAGACCGACAACTCAGTCGGGACGGTTAGCGCGACGCTGGTTACAGTGCCCGATCCAGCCGAACCATTCGACGCCGCCGTAATTCGCCCTTTGCTGTCAACCGTGATTGAGGAGAGCGTGTAAGAGCCCGGCGTAACCGTCGTGTTCGCCAGCGTCGCTGTAATCGCCGTCGCGCCCGAGCCAGTCACGTCGCCAGAGAGTGTGACAGTTTGATTGCCCGTCAGATAGCCCTGGTTCGCAGCGGCGGTGACTTGACCCTTCGCATTGACCGTGAGTCCTTGGAACGTGCCTACGTTACCATTGACGTTAGGCAGAGTTGCTGCTACAGACCCGGTGCCCGGCCCTGCGAGTATATCCCCGGTGAGTTGATTGATGCCAGAGCCACCCGAGACGCCTGAGACCCACCCACTCCCATCCCACCACACTGGCCCGTCGAGCGTCGAGTCGAAGAAGACCTGGCCGACTGTGAGTTGGTCGGCGGGACGCGCACTAGTCGGTCCGAAGTCTGGGTTGTTGAACGCCGCCGCAATCCGCTGGAACATCTGCGCGATGGCCGTGAGCACCACACGCAGCCCCGTCACCCCGTCGCCAGCATTGGACAGGATTTCAGTCGCAGGGAATGTTTGCGGGAGTTTTGTCATCGCTTACGGGAAGTTTGCCACAGCTACACCATCGACGAAGAAGAAGAACTTACGCGCAACGCGGTCGAACATGAGATAGCAGTTGTTGTCGAACGCGATGAGGGGAACAGTGCCGCCGAACCACTCCATGTAGAACTGGTTGTTGGCGCCGCCCGTCGCCTCGAACTTGCTCGCAAACGCGGTGCCGGTGACGGAGAGATTAGCGCCCGCGTTCACGTCACCTGTCGCATTTACGTCGCCCGACGCGAAGACAGAGTTTGCGTGAACATCCGCCGTGGTGGTGATATTGCCGTTGGAGGTAGTCGCGCCGTTGATCGAGAGCCCGTTGTCCGCCGTGAGCAATCCGCCGACTTCCAGCGTGCCGGTGATGACAGAGTTACTGCCGACCGCGAGCGTGCCGGTGACGTTGATGTTGC